ACGACACCGAAAACGTGTCGTCCGATGATCCTGCCGTGTTCTCGACGCCGAACAAGATCGGTACCGCGACCGAGATCCAGGTTCGTTTGTCCCGGAACAACTCCTGGTCGAACATGGACCTGACCACCACCCTGGCCGGTGCCGACCCGATGGCAGCTATTGCCAACCGTGTTGCCGACTACTGGGTACGCCGTCTGCAGAAGATGTTCGTTGCAACTCAGAGCGGTATTTTCGCAGCCAACGCCCTGGCCTCGCCAGTTGGCGGTACGCAGAACGACCTGACCCACAACGTGTCCGGCTCGTCCTTCGTCGACGGTGTGACTAACTTCACCACCGAAGCCTTCATCGATGCCTGCCTGACCATGGGCGACTCGATGGACGCTCTGGGCATGATCATTGTTCACTCGGTGGTCTACGGTCGCATGCAGAAGAACAACCTGATCGACTTCATTCCGGATGCGCGCGGTGAAGTAATGATCGCGACCTTCCTGGGCCGTGAAGTCATTGTTGACGACGGTATGCCGAACTCCGGTGGTGTGTTCGAATCCTGGCTGTACGGCGCTGGCGCCTTCCGCTTCGGTGCTGGCTCGCCCGCTATACCAACCGAGGTTGACCGCAAGCCTGACGCTGGTAACGGCGGCGGTCAAGAGCTGCTGTACAACCGTGTCGAGTGGTGCCTCCACGCTGTGGGCCACGCCTACATCGGTACCGCGCCTGCTGGCGGCCCATCCAACGCCAACACCGCGAACAACCTGGCAGCCGCCGCCTCCTGGGGCCGTGCCTGGTCGGAGCGGAAGATGGTCAAGATTGCCCGCCTGATCACCCGCGAATACTAAGTTCGCGACCCGTCAAAAAGCCCGGTTCGCCGGGCTTTTTTAGGAGGACAAGATGAGTACCAATCAAGTTCGCCCGCGTAACGTCCGCCACCGCGATTATGATCATCTGCGGCATAGCGACCACTTCCACACCTGGCTGGGGCAGCAGGCTACCCGCCTGGCGCAGACTGCCGAGTATGTGTTCGAGACTCTGCTCAAGGCCCAAGGCCTGACGTACCAGCAGGTTGAGAACATCCCAACCCCAGCGCCTGCGCCATAAGGCGTCAAGCATTGCGCTAAACCCTTGCGGGTCGTATACTGCAAGGGTTCCCACCCAATCTGGAGTTACCAATGTCTGACAAGATTGTCGCAGCTCTGAAGAGCTTGGACGTAAACAACGACCAACACTGGACTACCGATGGCGCTCCGCGCATCGATACCCTGAAGATTCTGGTTGGCAATCCTGGTCTGTCCCGCGAAGACGTCAACGCGGCCCTGCCAGGTTTCAGCCGTGCCACAGCGGCCAGCTTCGGTACCACTGGCGAAAGCGGTGTGCCACCTGTGGTTATCGACCCTGTAGCACAGAGCGCCGCTGGTACTGCGCCACAGGAGCCCGCAGCGCCCGTTACCCCGCCTGCCGACCAGGCTGCACCCGAGCAGGCCGGTTCGCTGGACGACCTGCCGAACCTGAACGAAGAACCCCTGTCCAAAGAAGGTGACGAAGCACGAGTCCCACGCGGTAAACTGATGCTGCCGGACGTCAATCAGATGGACCTGGCAGAAGTTCATGAATACCTGTCCGAGCTCGTGACTGCTCGTCACGAAATCAACCAGGCTATTCCTCTGGCGCAGAACCGCATTGCCTTCCTGGACGGTCAAGCGGCCAAGGATGCTGAAGCGACCAACCAGAACCCGATTCAAGCCTACCTGGCCAGTCAGGTTCGCAAGTCGGAAGAGCGCGCCGCTCTGCGCCAGACCGTGGAAGAAAGCGGCGTGAATCTGAAGGACCTGGCCAAGCGCATTGGCCCTGCGCCGATCGACGCTGCGCTGCAAAACCGTCCGCGCACTCCTCGTAAGCCTCAGTAAGGATTGCACAAATGCCGAAGTTCGCTGGTTGGAACTCCCCCGCTAAGGTTAAACGTGTGCTTCAAGCGACACTATATCTTAATTCAAAGCGCCGGAGGGCCAGCCTCGAACTTCCGCCCTCCCCGCCGCCTACCCCACCGGAGGGTAACTGATGGCACTCGTAGTAGAGGACGGCACCGGCAAACCGGATGCCAATGCCTATATCACAGTAGAATACGCCGACAACTACTTCACGTTGCGCGGCAATGAAACCTGGACGTTTGCGCAGACTCCTGAAAAGGAGATTGCCATCGTTTCGGCTACCGATTACATTGACGCACGCTGGGGTTCCCTGCTGGCGTCCGAACGCACTACCGATACGCAAGCCCTGGAGTTCCCGCGCAAGAAGTGGGAAGGCATGCCAACCACTCTTCTGAAAGCGGCATGTGAGTACGCTGTGCGTGCCATGATCTCGCCGCTCGCACCGGACCCAGTCTACGATGAAAGCGGTCGCACGGTTCTCGAAACTAAAGAAAAAGTCGGCCCAATCACAGAAGAGAAGAAATTCGACGACTACGCCGGGGCCGGTATTGAGTGGCGAGTGTACCCATCTGCAGACGCCTATATGCGTCCGCTGCTCAACGCTGCTGCCGTTGGCGGACGAGTGATTCGTAATGGCTAACCACACGAAATTCCTCAACCTTGCCAAACGGCTCATTGCCAAGCACGGTCGGCTCATTGAGTTGGTTCGTATTGACTCGCCAGCACCGGACCCGGACAAGCCGTGGAACGGCCCTGTTGGCGGGCCTACCGACGTATCCTTGGCAACTACCATGGGCGTCATGGTGCCGTTCCGGGGTAACGACTTTGGTTCGCTGTGGGAAGACTTCGATCTCAGCAAGGTCTCTGATGAGATCCTTTTGGTTGCGGGCATGCCTGGTATCGACCTGTTGCAAGCCCATAAGATCAAAGACAGCGGAGACCGTAAAATCGAATGGGTGCAGCACCTCAAGCCCGGTGACTTAACCCTCATGTATGCCTTTGGGGTCAATCGATGAGCGACAACTACATCTCCGCCAGGGATTATATCCTTGGCGTTTTTTATTCCCGGTGGAAGGTTGTCAATCCGGATGGTCTTGTGGACTTCCAGGATAAACCGTTTGAGCCACCTACTGGAAACAACCCGTGGTGCCGTGTTACACTCCGGCACAGTGGCGGCGGCCAGGTGTCCTTGACAGATGCACTGCAACAGGTCAAGCGGTACGACAACACTGGTACGCTATTCTTGCAGTTGATGGCACCAGTTGGGGACGGGAAAACGGGGCTGCTTGGCCTTGCGCAGTCCATGGTCAACGCATACCGAACCGCTCGCCACGCCAATATCTGGTTCCGCAATGTCCGGCTTGATGACAACATCCCCACCAGGGGTCCGTGGGCGCAAGTGAACGTGATTGCTGAATTCACATACGATACGATAGAATAGGAGGCCTGTCATGGCTGATTGTCCGAAGTTTAAAATCGACTCCAACGACACGGGCCTCCGTTTCGCTGTAGAAGAATGCTTGAAACAGTTGCCCGCCAGCCCGGTGTGGAACGCCCAGGAGCCGGATAGCTACGGCGACTTCGGTGCGACCACTACCACCACGGCCCGCAACCCGATCAACCCGTCGCGTCAGCGCAAGAAGGGTGTTGTCACCGACAAAGATGCGTCTGCGTCGTACACCACCGACTTCACCAGTAACAACCACCAGGAGCTGTTGCAGGGCTTCATGTTCGCCGCAGCGCGCCACAAGGCAACCACCGTACCGATCGGCCTGCCTGCCGTACCTGTGACCGCCGTAACCGTAGCCAACGGCTACGCCATGGCTGACACCACTGCATCCACCTTCAAGGCTGACATGCTGGTGCTGGCCTCCGGCTTCTCCAACCCTGCGAACAACGGCCTGAAGCTGGTGAGCTCGGTGTCCGTGGGTAACGTGCTGGTGGCTGGCCTGGTGGCCGAGGCTGCTCCGCCTGCCGGTGCCTCGGTGCAGTGCGTTGGCGTCCAGGGTGGCGCCTACGGCATCTCCGTCAACGCCGGGGTTGTTACCCTGACCGGCACCAACCTGGACCAACTGGGTATCATCCCTGGCGAGTGGATCATTGTTGGCGGCGACGATGTGAACACCAGCCTGGTCAACAACAAAGGCTTTGCCCGCGTTGACAAGATCACTGCCACCGCCCTGACCCTGGGTAAAACCGCCTGGACTCCAGTCAACGAAGCGGGCACTGGTAAGACCATCCGCCTGTTCACTGGTGTGGTTATCAAGAACGAGTCCGACCCGTCCCTGATCAAGCGTTTCAGCTACCAGTTCGAGCGTACACTCGGGCAGGATGCTGACGGCACCCAGGCCCAGTACGTCGAAGGCGCTGTTGCGAACGAACTGACCCTGACCGTCGCGAACGCCGACAAGGTGACCATGGAACTGGCCTTCGTTGGCTGCGACTCGGTCAACCGTACCGGTGCCCAGGGCCTGAAAGCTGGTAGCCGTCCAGGCCTGCTGCAAGCCGACGCCATCAACACCTCCAGCCACGTTAAGCGTCTGGCGTTCAGCATCGTAGGTGACCCAAAGCCGCTGATGGCATTCTCCACCGACCTGGAGCTGACCATCAACAACAACGCATCGGGTGCCAAGGCAATCGGTGTGCTGGGTAACTTCGATATCAACGTCGGCACCTTCGACGTTGGCGGTTCCAACACCGGCTACTTCCAGGACGTGCGCGCACTGGATGCCGTCAACAACAACGCCGACGTCACCATGGACCTGATCATGGCGTTGAACAACACGGCATACGCTTTTGACGTGCCGTTGATGGGCCTTAGCAACGGCATGTTGAATGTTGAAAAGGACCAGGCTGTTACGGTACCATTGGACAACGAAGCAGGGGAGTCCGATTTCGGTCACACTCTTCTGTACGTTTACTTCCCGTACTGCCCGTCCTACATCTAAGGAAACTGCTCATGTCTCTGTCGAAACAGTTCAACACCAACCGCGAAATGGAAGCCCAAGGCGTTCGCATTACCTTCGGCCACAACGATGACGGCAGCGAGATTGCCTTCATCGTCGCCCGTGCCGGTGGCGCCAACAGCCGCTTTCAGCCAGTGGCTGACATCGTGCTGAAGCCGTACCGCCGCCAGATTGCCAACGAGACCGTAGACCCGAAAGTGCTCAAAGAGCGCATGATGGAAATCTACGCCAAGACCGTTGTCAAGGGCTGGGAAAACG